GAAGGAGAATAGAGATGGATAGAGAACAGAGACAGTTGAGGACAGCCTCAACGGAATTCAAGACACGCAATGATGGCGATGACCTTTATATCGAAGGATACTTCGCTGTCTTCAATAGCGATTACAATCTCGGCTACGGCATGAGTGAGTCAATCGCACCGGGAGCATTTACTGATACTCTTGCAGACGATATCAGAGCATTAGTGAATCACGACACCACACTCGTCCTTGGAAGGACTTCAGCACATACGCTTGAGGTCTCACAGGATGAACGAGGCTTATGGGGAAAGGTCAAGATCAATCCGAACGATCAAGACGCAATGAACCTATATGCCAGAGTACAGAGAGGGGATGTCTCACAGTGTTCGATAGGATTCGACATTCTTGACGAGGAAACCGAGTACCGAGGAGAGGATGTGCATTGGACTATCAGACAGATCAAGCTTTACGAAGTATCAGCGTGTACTTTCCCTGCTTACGAAGAGACAGCAATCTCCGCAAGGATGAGAGATGTCGAGGAACTCAAAAAGAGAAGCCTTGAAGCATGGAGAGAGAAGATGAGAAAAAGAATGAAAGGAGAGTCGGAAGATGGCACTCAGAGCGTTAATGCTTAATAAGCAGCTTAATACTGCAAAGAAGAGCCTTGAAGAAGCAAGAGCCAAGATGTCTGAACTTGAGACAAGAGAGGCTGAACTTGAGAAGGCTATAGCTGAAGCTGAGACAGACGAGGAGAGGTCAGCCGTAGAAGAGGCTGTCGAGTCCTTTGAGTCTGAGAAGGCAGAAGCACAGAGCAAGGTTGAGAACCTTGAGGCAGAGGTTGAGAACCTTGAGAAGGAACTTAGAGAGTCGCAGACAGAAGAGGCAAAGGAAGAGGTTGAAAGAACCGCAGAGCCTCAGAAAGAAGAGAGAAAGAAGGAGAATTTCATTATGGAGAAGAGATTCAGAGACATGAGCTATCAGGAGCGTGAGGCTTTTGTTGGCAGAGAAGATGTTCATGCTTTCCTTGAGGAAGTAAGATGCGCAATGAAAGAGAAGAGAGCAGTTAGTAACGTAGGTTACCTTATCCCGGATTCAGTTCTCGGTATGCTCAGACAGAGTATTGATGATTATTCAAAGCTTTACAATGCAGTAAAGAAGATCAACCTTAAGGGAACAGGCAGAATGATCATCGAAGGTCAGATTCCGGAGGCAGTTTGGACAGAGGCATGTGCAAACCTCAACGAGCTTGATCTCAGCTTCTCAAAAGTTGAGGTTGACGGCTACAAGGTAGGCGGTTACTTCAAGGTTTGCAACGCAACACTTGAGGACACAGATATCAACCTTGCATCAGAACTTATTGACAAGCTTGGACAGGCAATCGGTCTTGCACTTGATGCAGCTATCATCTTCGGTACAGGAACAAAGATGCCTGTTGGTATCGTTACTGCACTCAAGGCTGTTACAAGCACACCAAATATCGTAACAATCCCATCCACTACACTTGCTGATGATCTCATCAAGGCTATCATCGATGCATCTGCACTTGCTTCAAGTAAGTATTCAACAGGTGACTTCATTTGGATCATGAACAAGAAGACACATCTTGAAATCAAGAAGAACATGATGAAGGTTAATGCCGCAGGTCTCCTCGTTGCAGGAAACGAGTTCCCAATCGTTGGTGGTGAGATCATCGAACTTAACTTCATGCCGGACAATATAATCGTTGGTGGTTATGCTGACCTTTACCTTCTTGCAGAGAGAGCAGGTACAGAGGTTTCTACATCAGAACACGCATTCTGGGTTGCAGATCAGACAGGCTTCAAGGGCACGGCTCGCTATGATGGCAAGGTTCTCGATGTTAATGGCTTCGTAGCCATCGGACTTAATGGGGCAGACGGAGATGACATGGTTCACTCATTCCCACAGGATGGTGCAAATTTATAGAGAGTCTCACGGTAGAAGCCGCAGCCGATGAGACTGATTTCTGGGGTACAACAGCAACAGAAATGCAGAGCGGTATCACAGTTAGCGGTAGTAGCATTACAGGTACACTCATCAAGCAGACAAGTGGTCAGATAGTCACAGATTGGGGACAGGGATATTTCATTGGTCTTCATTTTGTTCCGGATTCTGATGCAACAACTACAAAGGTTGGACTTGCTCCATCAGCCGGAAGTGGACTTGTCGCACTTGATCCTGATAATCTCGCAATGTTCAAGATTACAGACATCAGCACACAGAGGCTGAAGGTTGTATCAACAAGGACAGGCGAGGAGAAGACATGGTTCTTTGACTTAAGTGGTCTCACGCTTAGTTAGGAGGTTCACATGGTAGTAGTAGCACCGAATGGCAAACCTGCACCAAAGCCACAGGAAGAGCCAAAGAAAAAGACAAAAAAGTAGGAGGACGAAGCTATGACGGATGCTGAGAAGCTGACGATGCTCAAGATTGACCTCGGCATCAGCGTAACAGCTTACGATGCCAGACTTACACAGTATATCCAAGCTTCAAAGGCTGAAATCGGACGAGAGGGAATATCCCTCTCTGACGATAGCCTTGATGATTGCAACCTTGTAATCATGTTTGCCGCATGGATGTGGCGAAAGAGAGATACAGGCGAAGGAATGCCGAGGATGCTTAGATATGCACTAAATAACAGACTATTCGCAGAGAAGATGAGGGAAGAAGCATGAGAGATACAACGATTGCCTTAATCAGAGAAGTGCATAGCAAGAACGATTTCGGAGTCGATTTAACTACGGAATTCAGCCGAGAGATATTCTGTGAGTTGAAATCGGTCAGCCGTGCAGACTTCTACTCGGCAGGACAGGCAGGACTTGCACTTGACCATGTATTCGTCACTGATCCGATTAACTACAACGGAGAGCGGATAGTTGAATATCTCGGAGACCGATACGAAGTGACCAGAACCTATCAGGCATCGATTGATAGTCTTGAGATATATGTTGGTCATAAGGTAGGTGTTTAACCGATGGATTTAACAAAAGAAGTCAACAAGATACTCAATGACTACGTCAAGGGTGTTGAGAAGTCCATGATTGATGTCGAAGAGGAAGTGGCTGAAGAAGCCGTGAAGAAGCTGAAGCAGACATCTCCGAAGAAGACGAGAGGAAAGAAAGCCGGGCATTATGCTAAAAGTTGGGAAGTCGATTCCAAAGCAAAGAAGCAATATGCCGAGACTATCATTCACAACAAGGACTATCAGCTGACACATCTGTTGGAGAATGGTCATGACATAGTCAGGAATGGCAAGGTAGTTGGTCACGCACAGGCTCAAGTCCATATCAAGCCTGTTGAGGAATGGGTAAAGAAGGAAATGGTTGAAAGGATAGAAGAAAAGCTATGACAAGACAGGATTTATACACATTACTGAATGGCATTGCTCCGACCTATTACCACCATGCTCCAATCGGGACGAGTTTACCATTCATCACGTTTCTGACGGATCATGACAACAACTTCGGAGCAGATGACAAGGTCTACAAGCAGGTAATGGGAGCAACCATCACTCTCTACATGGGAGCAGATGACCTCTCACTTGAAGACCAAGTCAATGAAGCACTTGATGAGCAGGATATCTATTGGGTATCAAGCACCGACTATGACAGTTTACAGGAAGTTTACACGACAATCTATGAAATGGAGGTCATATAGATGGCTAAAAAGGTTAAGTTTGGTCTGCGTAATGTTCACTATGCAGTAGTAACAGAGACCGCAGACGCACAGACAGGCGAAATCACAAGCACATATGGCACAGTAAAGGCTTGGAATGGTGCTGTTAACCTTACGCTTGATGCGGCAGGTGAAGACACACCTTTCTACGCAGATGATACTGTGTACGCAACGATTTCGAGTAACACAGGATACACAGGAACACTTGAGTCCGCTCTGATTCCAGAGGATATCTACACATCCGTATTCGGACAGACCAAGGATGCAACAAGCGGACTTATCGTTGAGACCGCTGACGATACAAAGAAGTATATTGCCCTCATGACAGAGTTCCAGATGGATGAGAGCGGCAGAAGATATTGCTTCTATCGTTGTATGCTGACTCGTCCAAGTGTAACAGGAGCAACGAAAGAAGCTTCTGCGACACCACAGACCGAGACAGTAAATATCACTATTACTCCGAGACCGGATGATGAGGTTGTTAAGGCATTCTGCGACAAAGACGCATCGGCATATTCAGGATTCTTCCTGTCTGTACCGACACCCTAATTCAAGTCCGGTAGAGCCGGATGATGAAGACGATGATGAGCCAAACGGCTAATCATACTTACTGCCCAATAGGGTTGTAATCCTCTTGAAAAT